CATTGCTAAGAAACGTGCTGCTGATATTGCTAAGAAAAAAGTAGCAAAGATTCCTCGTGGAGAAGCCCGTGAAGTTGCTAGAGAACAAGTTCGTGGCAGTGGTAACACAAGTAGAAAAATTAACAAAAGAACTGGTCTTACCCTTGAAGAAAAAAGTAGATTAACAAAAAAATTTCCAATTAGTAAAGAGCAAGGTCGCCCTCGCAACCCTGAAGATATCAGACGCGGTAAAGGTATTTCTAAATACGAGATGCGTATGAGATTAGGTAATCCACCAAAGGCTAAAGAAACCAAGCCAGCCAAAAAAGAAGTTTTCTTAACTAGAGGCAAGAGCATTGCTAAACGTTCTGAAGTCGAAGAGGTAGCAAAAAAGCGTTTAGAAAAACAAGCAAGAAAAGAAAGAACTGAAAAGATTTTTAAGGCTATGACGCCAGAACAAAAACGTACTGTCATGGCAAGAGCGCAAGTTAAAAGAGCGCAACGTGAAGAGAACGCTGGTAAAACTAAATACGGCATGGATATTACACCACGTAAACAACTAGATGAAAAAGTTGTAGAACGTGCCAAAGAACTTACCGCTCAAGAAAGAAATGAAATTGCTAGAAAACAGGCTATGGAATTTGCACAACGCAGAGAATCAGATAAGCGTGCTGCAGAAGGTCTTAAAGCAAGAGATAAAATGATTAAAAATAAAATGAAAAATATGACACCTGAGCAAAAAAGAAGATATGTAAATTATCTTAGAGAAAGTGGCTGGTAATGGCTAACCCTAAAAAGATAATTAAAGGTGTTAAAAAATTAACTAATAAGCAAAAGACTTATCAAATTCGTGGTGCCGAGGCTAAAAGAGAAAAAGAATTAGAAGAGCGTGGCGGTAGAGCATCTCCTGAATTTATTGCAAAATTAAGAAAACAAACATTTCCTCATTTATACGAATAAGGGTAGGTAGATAATTGCTAAGTATTCAACAGATTGCAGCGAGAGTAGATTCTCTTAAAGACCGTGCTGCTGATAGAGACTCAAGGGCACAAGATGTACTTGCTGTTCGTAAAGGTCAGATTGCAACTGTATATCCACAATTTTTTCCAGAGGGTGTAGACGCAAATGTCGTTGCAAATTTTATTGACATTGTTGCTCGAGACTTGTCAGAAGTTATGGCCCCACTTCCAGCAGTTAACTGCTCGGCGGCTAATCAGGTTAGTGACCGTGCTCGTTCTTTTGCCGATAAGCGTACTCGCATTGCTGCTAACTATTTTGCTCATTCAGATTTACAAGTGCAGATGTACACAGGTGCAGACCATTACATCACATTCGGTTTCGTCCCATTCATCATTGAATTAGACGAAGAGGCAGGGCTGCCGCGTATTCGTGTAGAAAGTCCAATTGGGGCTTACCCAGAGTTTGACCGCTACGGACGCTGCATTGCCTTCGCTAAAAGATATGAACTATCAGTCGCTGAGTTAGTATCCCAATTCCCAGAGTATGAAATGCAACTATTGGGTAAAGAAGGATATGAACAAAATCTAAGTGCCAGAATTGACTTTGTTCGTTATTACGATAAAGACCAATCTGTTATTTATGTTCCTAGCCGTAGTAATCTAGTTCTTTCACAAGCGGTTAATCCACTTGGAAAGATGATGGTTATTGTTGCTAGACGCCCAAGCGTTGACGGTGAAATGCGTGGACAGTTTGATGATGTACTAGGTATCCAACTGCTTCGTAATAGGTTCGCATTACTTGCGATGGAAGCAGCAGAGAAATCTGTTCAATCACCAATTGTTGTCCCACAAGATGTTCAAGAAATTGAGTTTGGCGGAGATTCTATTATCCGCACAAACAATCCTGCAGGTGTACGTAGAGTTGAATTACCTATACCTAATGGTGCATTTACTGAACAATCATTACTACAACAAGAATTAAGAACTGGCACACGTTATCCAGAATCACGTACTGGTAATCTTGATGCAAGTATTATTACTGGTCAAGGCGTTCAAGCCCTTATGGGTGGCTTTGATACACAGGTTAAATCTGCTCAGGCTATCTTCGCCTCTGCTCTTAAAGATGTTATCTCAATTGCATTTGAAGTTGATGAAACATACTTTGACTTTGAGAAGACAGTTCGTGGTGTAGATGCTGGTTCTCCATACAGCATTGACTACAAGCCTTCTAAAGATATTAAACAAGATTATTCAGCCGATGTTCGTTATGGCATGCTTGCTGGTCTTAACCCAGCGCAGGGACTTATCTTCATGCTACAAGCATTAGGCGCTAAGATTATTTCTAAAGACATGGTTATGCGTGAACTACCATTTGGTATTAACGTAACTCAAGAACAAGAAAAGATTGAAATTGAAGAAATGCGTAACTCATTACTGGGTGCGTTAGGGGCGTATACTCAAGCAATACCTCAAATGGCTACACAAGGCATGGACCCATCTGACATCATTGTTAAGATTTCAGATGTAATTAAAGCCCGTCAAAAGGGAGTAGCGATTGAGGATGCAATTGAAGAAATCTTCAGACCTGAAGAATTACCTCCTACTGGCGCTACACAGGTTGAGCAAACGTCCCCTGCTCCCGCTGCTCCAGTAGGAGGCATCCCTCCTCAACCAGAGCAAGGTGGTGGATTACAAAGTCTTTTATCTAGTTTGACCGCAGGTGGTCAGGCTAGTGCAAGTGCAAGGACAGTTGTAAGAAGATAGTTTAGAAGGGGACCATGACTGCAATAGTTGGAATACAAGGTAAAGGCTGGGCAGTACTTGGCGCAGATACTTTAACTACTTATACAGACAGACCTTACATTGCTAAGGGATGCGATAAGATAGCAAAAGTTGGTGAGTATTTAGTTGCAGTTGCAGGTGATGCAATTGTAGGAGATATCCTTAATAACTTATGGCAACCACCTAAAGTAATTAAGACTCAAGACCCAGATAGATTCATGATGATTAGAGTATTACCATCTATAAAACAAACTATAATAGATGGCGGATATGACCCAGCACCTAAAACAAAGAACGATGATGACTCAGGTTGGGATGCATTAGTTTGTTTTAATGGAAAGATATATCAAGTTAGTGATGACTATGGATATATGCGAGATGATAAAGGTTTATATGCAATAGGTTCTGGTGGAACCTTAGCGCTTGGTGCGTTATCAGCAATGGAGTCTGAAACTAAGACTCATGCTAAAGCATCAGGGGCTGCAAAGAAAGCAATCAATATAGCAATTCAATACAACGTGTGGTGCGGTGGTACCGCTAATGTTAAAACACAATTTACTAAGTAGGAGGAAGTGTGGCACAACAAGGTGGATATAGAAAACCGAATAACCCAGCCCCAGTATCAGGCCCTGGCTCTCTTAGTCAGCGTACTGACGGGGGTCCAACACAACCTGCAACCTACATATCAGGATTACCATACGGACAAGGACAAGAGACTTACTCAAACCAAGTAGCAGCACCTATGGCTGGCAATCCAGTTCCACAAATGGAAATGCCAACACCATTGATGGCACCTACTGCTCGCCCTAATGAACCTATTACCACTGGAGTTGATATAGGTGCTGGCGCTGGTTCAGAGGTAATGCCAAAATTGCCTAATCCTTCATATACAATTCAAGACGTAATTAGAAATTTAATACCATACGACCCATCTGGTGAGGCTGAACTAATATATAGAAGTTTACTAGACGAAGGGTACTAATGGCATATCGTCTTAATCCAATAGTAGCCAAGGCTAGTCCAAACCTTTATGCTGCTGCTAAATCCGCAAATATACCTATGGAACAAGGTGCACAACTAGAGCAGTTTAGTTGGACTATTGAGAAAAACAAAAAATTAAATCAATTAAGAATTGATGATGCCCGTAAAGAATTTAATGAACTAGACCCAACTGCTCAAGAAAAATTAAAGTTCTTATTTCCTGAGTCAGATTATCAATTACCAGAACCAGGTGCTAGTAACTACCTTACTGGAGCAATTAAGACTGGCTTTACAGTTCTTAAAAGCCCATTAGTTTTATTATTTAAAACTGCTGGTGTTTTTAATAGAGCAATCAATACACCCTATTTGCTAGCACGTCAGGCTGCACAAGGCGAAGGTTTATTTACTAAAGAATCTTTCAGTGATGCTTGGGATGGCCGTAGAGTTTATGACCAGGGAGCATTAACAAATGCTCAAGATTACTTTGGTGTTGAAAAAGTAGAAATAGCAAAAGGTTTAATTGCTGGTAAAAAACCAGGCGAGATTATTGCTAGTGCTGGTGGTGCAGTAAATCAAAAACTACTAGATGCTTTAGAAGAAGCATACAATAATCCAGAGTCATTCCAACAGGTAATGGATGGCGTTAAGGGTGCACAAGTATCTCCAGGTAGAGATGTAGCACGCTCAACTGGAATTACGGGAATCTCTGGCCCTATAGATTTTATATACCAAATTGCAGTTGACCCATTAACTTGGATGACTGGCGGTGCAACCGCTGCTGCTAAGGCAGGATTGTTTGGTCTTAAGAATCAAACTGGTACTCAAATGCGTAAGACTATTGAGCAGTTTGGTGTTGCTGGAGTCAAGGATATATTCCGAGACAACAAAGACGTAGTTAAATTATGGGATGACCAACTAGGTCCTGCTGTTAAAAAACTTAATGACGAAACAGATGAGATTGCTAAAATTGGAATTCGTAATGATATTAAAAGACGCTTTCCTGGATACAATAATGATGAGGCTATTGATTTCTTAGAAAGAAATAACGTAGTTAATGCTAGCCGTGCTCAGACAGTTTTCTCCAATGTTGAGAACCTTTCTATGTTTATGGCTGGTAGGGTTAGTGGTGCTCAGTTCTTCCGTAATGGTGTAGCAACTGCACGTAATCAACGCAGACTAACCGTTGGTGCTCAGAAGGCATTAAGTAATTTCTTAAATCCTAAATCTGGTACTACTAAAGAAATTGCTAAGTCAGTTGATGAGATATCTAAGTCCCTTGTTAAAGCAGGTTCTACCCGTGAGGCTGAGTTAATAGGTCCAGAGATAATAGACTTTACAAAATTTAGCCGCAAAAACCTTAAAGAACGTGTTTCTCTTCTTTTGGCACGTACTCCACAGAATCAAGAGATTAAACTTAATATTACTGACAAAACTCAGTCCATTAAGAGTGCAGATACTTTTAGAAATACTGCACGTCAAGTATTACCTAAAGATTTATCAGAGGCTTTAACTGTTAAGTTTATTAACTCTGAAGCAAATGACCAAGTTGCTATGCTTCGTAGCCTTGATGTTGCAATTATGCAACGTTTGGGAATTGAAGGAACTGAAAAGGGTAGAGAATATATAAAAAGAACCCTTGACGAGAAGTATGGTACTTCAGTTGGCGTTGCAGTAACCGAGAAACTAAATGTTCCTATAGGATTTGAGAACATTGTGTCTAAGGCTGGCGTTAAACTAGAAGATAACATAACAAAATTTGACTCACAAGGTAT